CATAGCATTATTTTGGTTAATCATACTTGTCACTTGATCCACATACCTTTGATGTCCAGGTAGTTGTGCAGCTTTATTAGCACTTTCAACTAAAGCCAAATTTTGATTGGCTCTATTTAAATCTTCTTGACTATTTGTTGTAGATGCTTGTGCACTTTTTAAATTAATATCAGCCATTACATTAGCTGCTTGGGTTGCACTATTAGCAGCAGCGCCTAAAGCGCTTTGTGCAACTGCGGTTTGTCCTGACGGTGTCGAAGCGCCACCTTGTGAATAAGCTAGCATTGGATTAAGACCCGCAGCTATCATGTCTGTTACAGCACGTTGATATGACGTACCAGACATACGTTCTTGAAATTCCATTTGTTCTTTAGCCATAGCAGTATTAGCTTGGTTCGCTTGTTGTTGTCCAAAAAACGAACCTAAACCAGCAACTGTCCCGCCTAGTAAAGAACCTAGGCCGGGAGCTGAACTAAATGCGTTAGCTATTGCTTTAAACATTAGAAATGATCAATTAAGCCAGGTACGCTGTACATTGGCATTGGTCGTGCTTTTTTACAATCAAAAAAGCTATCAAAAATAAATTGTTGTCCGTTAGCAGCTTCACCCACTGCTACTACTCGACTCACTGGTGGTGTGTCTTGAATAAACGTTGTGTTCAACGTAGGTGTAGTAGTGAATTTTTGTGCAAGATGCCAGGCATCAATAGTTCCAGCAGCAGTAGAACGGAACAAACTTGAAATGCGGCTAGGATAATATCGGTATTCTGCCCAGCGTTCTTGATAGCCAAATACATCATTATCCCCAGAGTTACCTGTAACATAAATTTCCTTATTGAGTACGGACTGTTCGCCTAAGGTTGCAAAAGCTGGGAAATAGAAATCATAACGTGTTGATCTACTCCACATACGCTGCAATCCTTGCTGGTATGTAAGATCAGCACGTACTGCAACCAAGCCAATAATTACGCCATGTTCAGTAGACGAATAAGTAAAGCCATGATTATGAGCCAAGGCAGTACCCATAGCAGCAAGTGTGCCCATAGGGGTAGTAGTTCCACTAGCATTAGTACCCGACGTTTGAGCGATCGGATTAATATTAATATTGGTTGATCCACCCCCGATGTACTCGGGACGCTGTAAGCGAGCATCAGGAGAAATAACACCAAAATGTGACCTAATAATTTCAGTATAACGAGTACCTCCGCGTGCATCACGCTCAAGAAGTTTTTGAATTTGAAATGATTGACGTAATTGATTAATAGTTGCTGCTGTAGCTTGAGATAAGTCAGCATAAAGTTCATATCCCGTATCAGTAGTAGTATTATTAGAAGAAGTTACAGTACTCGTATTAGATTGCATTAAAGCTTGACCATTAGAATAACGAATACTGATATTTTTTAAACCAGGACTGGTTTGAGCACCACTAACAGCAACTGGTGCAGACGTACCTAAAGGTAACGTAACGGCATTACCTTTTTGAGGCCATGGTAAAGCAGACGTAAAATAATCTTTACGTTTTCCTCTACGTAATAATGTATAGTTAGTTACAGTGTCAGGACCATCACCAGTATCTACAGTTACAGAATTTTGGAGATTTTCATCTCTAAACCATTCATTATAAATAAGGTTATAGGCACGTGGCCAAAAAGCACAATGAGATACTGTTTGTCCAGCAGCAACTTGACCTACAGTTGGTAATCCCATGTAATCTTGTAATGAACCTATAGCGTATCCACCAGCCGGTGATACTTGTTGGGGTACAACATAAGAAATAGAATCCGAAGGATTATTTTGTTGACCCATAAATTTTTGCCAATTGCTCCAAATTAATCTATTTGGAACAAAGAAAAAGAATGAATCTAAGTGCAAATTATCCATAATTGGATAAAGAGGGGTTGCAAGACGGGCAAATGCCGTCATATTTAGGCGAAATGTATCGCCTGGGAGCATTTCATCTACGTACACAGGTACGAGATAACCAGCATCAAACGTAGTTTTATGTGTTGATTGACAATCAAACGAAGAGCGGGGTATATCCGCTTTTGGAATCATTGTAAATTGATGTACATCTACCGATTGATTACGATGCATTTTATTAAGCTCCCTTGTTTATTCCGACCCAAAGATAATACCTTTGAGTCGGTTTTATTTAAATCACACTTTAGGTATTTTTACCTGTTTTCCTAAAGATAGCAGTTTTGGTTGTTCATGTAAAGCAAACAACCCAGTATTATCATCAAATTCGCCAAACTCATATAAATCAAAATCATCTGGGTGATTAAATAATTGGTTATCGGCATCAGACCGATTAACCTCGTCGCTAAAGCTCCTTATTGCGACACCAACAGACGGGACAAACATTGGTCGACCATAAGCATCCGCTGCTCGGTCTTTTACAGAACAAAGTACTAGTTTCATGAGGAATATCCTTAAGTGAGGTTACGTTTAAGTTTTTGAAGTTTTGCCTGAGTTACTTGTTCTTTTACAAGTAAACGTTCAGGAGTATTGTCTTCAAAGTTAAGTTTAGCAGACTTTTCTCGTAAGTAAAGTAGTTCGTCAAACTCGTATGGATTATCAATTTTATAGTTTTTATCATAATATTTTGGAGGTTTGACTTTTTTTCCACGAATTACAACGTAATCGTGAGGATACACATCGGAAGTGTATTTTTTATACCATGAGTAACCTATACCAGGCTTAAGGCTCATTTTCGTAAACTCGGGTTTACGTGTAGTAATTTCCCCTGATTCAGGGTCAATCTCAGTGTAATGTTCTTGTGCATTTTTCCCAGTTACCTTTTTCATAATATATCTAGCCACGTAGGCTGCGGATTCGAAAGTAACATCTCCAATGGAGGAATAACCAAATGGCCAGAGTAATTCAAGGTTTTTGGATCTATATAAGAGACTATTAGCGGAAGTCCGTTTCCATAATTTCTTATCATCGAAATCGAGTCCGAAGATACAGGCGTGCCAATGCGGACGGCCAAAGTTTTCACCATATTCTCCAGCCATGTAATAACGTATTCTTCGTCCAGGATACCGTTTTCGTAATCTTTTAATAAAGAGCTGAAAGTCTCTATAGTGTAATGATCTATCGCTTGAGAGATGGTTATCGTCATAAGTGAGGGTTATAAAACAGTTTTGTTCATGCATTTGAGATTCGTGCATGCATCGAATTGCCCACTGACGTGAGCGTTCAAGTCTACACCCTACACATTGACCACAAGGTAAGTTTAAGGAGCGTGATATATCGTGTCTTTTCAATTCTGAAAAAACTATTGATCCATCAGTGCATTGATATGCACTTATTGGGTGATAGCAAGGCATGTGAGGTGCCTGGGGGCTTTTTTAGAGCCTCCAGCCTCCACGTTGTGGGGCTTTTTGCATATTTGCGGACTTCGTCCGTTTTGTGTTACGTCTAAAAGATTTAGCCGAACGACGTTTATTAACTGGTTTTCTATACATCATTTTTAAGCTCCTTTTCGGGGTTTGGTGTCACCTAGCACAGTTACATCAAGTAAGGTAACTGTGCTACGGCTTATTCAGCCGCCTTTTCAGGGGTAGTTTTAGCAGCTTCTACGGCTTCGGCAGCTGCTTTATCGATCAAACCGAGTTCCTCGGCTTCTGATCGATTATCTGAATTTTCTAAAAATTCAATTAAATTGGCAGGATCGTTATCGAACCTTGCCCTAATTTGGGCTGGTAAAGCCTCAAATTCGTCTTGAGCAGCGATAACACGGTTCAATGCCGTGTGGTAGTCGCTTATACCGCTAAAATCGCCATAACGAGGCGATAGCGGACTTTCGGGTAACAACCCGGTAATATTAAATTGACGAAGGATATTGTTAATATCACATTCGTCTTTATGGTGCTGCTGAGCCAGGGATGGCTCCTCACAAGCCAAACCTGACTCATTAGTTGCAGCATCTCTATCATAGTTATATGGGGTACGTAAAAAAACACTGTTTTTTGACATTTTTATCTCCTATTTGAACTCGGTCTACTATCTGGTTGGTAAGGTCTAAAAGGGTTTGCTAACCCTTTAGATACTAAATTTCCAACTGACGATGCACCTATTCCAACATCTCGGACTACAGGTGATAATCGTTCAGCGCCTTTAATATATGCGCCTTGTTTTCCTTCATACAATCTGCCTATTGCTTTTGACTCTGGCAATTCAGCAGTATGCTTGGCAGCTAAAGCAGAACTTTGAGCAGCCATAGCATTATTTTGGTTAATCATACTTGTCACTTGATCCACATACCTTTGATGTCCAGGTAGTTGTGCAGCTTTATTAGCACTTTCAACTAAAGCCAAATTTTGATTGGCTCTATTTAAATC